TCAACTATCTGCATACATCAAAGCCGAGGGTGATAATGAAGGGGCGTTCCTTGTTATTGATAAACAGAATGGTGAGCTTACACTTTTAAAATTACATCAGATGGAACTTGACGATGTTGAAGGTACTATAACTTCTATTAAAAGTTCTTTAGATAATGATAGTCCTCCAGAAAGATGTTATGAAGATGTTCCCTTTGGGAAGTCAGGCAATAAACATCTAGCTATTGGTTGTAAATTCTGTGAGTTTAAACATCACTGTTGGAGTGATGCTAACAACGGTAGAGGTCTTAGAGTTTTTGATTATTCTTCTGGGCCTGTGTACTTTACACATATCGTTAACGAACCAAAAGTTTCTGAGTGGAGATAGTTATGAAAACACAAAGTGCAAAAGCAAAAGGAAGGAAGTTACAAAACTGGGTTAGAGATAAGTTAATAGAGTTACTCTCTGTGCATGAAGAGGATGTAGAGAGTAGGAGTATGGGAGCCTCTGGAGAAGATTTAATCATGGCGCAGACAGCTAGAAAGAAGTTCCCATATTCTATTGAATGTAAGAATCAAGAGCGTATTAATATATGGAATGCGTATCAACAAGCAGATACGAACTCTGGAAAATACGAACCAATATTATTTATAAAAAGAAACAACCACAAACCTTTAGTTGTAATTGATGCCGAACATTTTATCAGAACTTATCAATGAGGCTGAAGAAAATATAGAGGTACTAAAATTTAAAGAGGGATACGACAGGGGTGATCCTTGTGCATCCCTCTTTAATGGTATTATTCTTCAAGCTTTGATTGACATTTGCAGGGATGAGGACTATACTGATTCCGATAAGGAGGAAGCTATGTCTTGGTTCTTTTCCTCTGTTGTTTCTATTGTCGATAATTTTGAAACGGTATGTGATCTTGCGGGAGTTGAATCAACCAAGGTAAGATCATTTGCCTGTCGTATATTAAAGTCTGATAACAAGAAGACTATACGCCAACAGATGAGTTATTTTTTACATGAAGAAATATAAAAAAGGCACTCCCATTACTGTTTTATATGCCAAGGAGTTACAAAAAATGGTAGACGATAAGGCGACCGAAAAACAAGTAGGAGGTTCACACTATAAGAACCTAGAGATTCAACCGGTAGATTATATCTATCAAAATAAATTAGACTTCTTAGAAGGTAATATTATTAAGTACGTTACAAGACACAGACAAAAGGGACAGAGTAAGGATATCCGAAAGGTTATTCATTACGCTGAGTTAATATTACAGTTAGTGTATGACGAAACACCATGACATAGGAGGTTCATTTGTTTAAGTCTAATAAAAATCCACAGTTCAGATCAAAGTTCTCAGAAGATATTTTCTATACAAAGTATGCACATAAGGGTGCAGAGACTATGCATGAGTTGGCAGCAACTCTAGTAGAGGATGTATGTCAGGACAACATGAGTAAGTCTGAGAAGGACGAACTCATAAGTCACATAGCTGACCTACGGTTTCTACCGGGTGGTCGCTATCTATATTATGCTGGTAGAGATAAAAAGTTTTTTAATAATTGTTACCTATTAAAATGTGAGGAGGATACAAGAGAGGATTGGGCTAACCTTTCTTGGAAGGCAGAGTCCTGCCTAATGACAGGCGGTGGTATAGGGTCCGACTATTCTGTTTATAGATCAGAGGGTACTAGCCTTGGTGGTACAGGTGGTATTGCTAGTGGACCTATTCCTAAGATACAGATGATTAACGAAATTGGTCGCAGGGTTATGCAAGGTGGTAGCCGTAGGTCTGCTATCTATGCTTCTTTGAATTGGAAACATGCAGACATATATAAATTTCTTTCTTCTAAAAACTGGAAGGATATGCCTGTAGGAACCACTGGTCAAACTTTGTTTGATATTAAACAGGATGATTTTAATTTCCCAGCACCAATGGATATGACAAACATATCTGTTAACTACGATACGGAATGGTTACTTAACTACTGGAAAACAGGAGATGTAGGCGATGTCTTTCGGACTAATGTACGGCAAGCTTTATCAACAGCAGAGCCGGGGTTCAGCTTTAACTTCTTTGAACAAGAAAACGAAACCCTTCGCAACGCTTGTACGGAGGTTACGTCTGAAGATGATTCCGACGTATGTAATCTTGGCAGTCTTAACTTTGCTAGGATTGACGATGTTGATCAGCTACGTAGTGTGGTCGAGTTGGCTACAAAGTTTTTAATCTGTGGTACGTTACGAGCGCAGCTACCCTATGCAAAAGTTTATGATGTTAGAGCTAAGAACAGGCGTCTTGGTTTAGGATTGATGGGTTTACATGAGTGGCTTATCCAACGAAGTAGTCGTTACGAGACAACAGAAGAGATGCATCGTTGGTTAAAAGTTTTTAAATCAGAATCAGACAGGGTGTCTGATAGTTTCTCTGATGAGTTATCTATCTCCAGACCTGTTGCAAAGAGAGCTATTGCTCCGACAGGAACCATTGGTATTATTGCTGGTACATCTACAGGGGTTGAGCCTATCTTTGCTGTCTCCTATAAGCGTAGGTATTTAAAGAATAGGCGTTGGCATTATCAATATGTTGTTGACAGTGCAGCACAAGAGATGATAGACTTATATGGTGCCGATCCTGATTCAATTGAATCCGCTATGGATTTAGCTACAGATTATGAAAGGCGTTTAAGTTTTCAAGCTAATATACAGGAGTATGTAGACATGTCCATCTCAAGTACTATTAACTTACCNTCATGGGGTACAAAGCAAAACAATGAAGACTTGGTAGAACCTTTTGCACAGACCTTGGCTAAGTATGCACATAGGTTGAGAGGGTTCACATGTTTCCCCGATGGCAGTAGAGGAGGACAACCCTTGACTGTTGTACCGTATAAGGAAGCGGTAGCTAAACTTGGAGAAGAGTTTGAGGAGAACATCCAGACGCATGATATCTGTGAGATTACAGGTACAGGAGGTGTGTGTGGTGTCTGATAAAAAAGAATATATGGTAGAATATAATCAAAGACCTGACGTTAAAGAGCGTGCAAAAGAATATAATCAAAGACCTGAAGTTAAAGAACGAAGGAAAAATTGGAACAATTCCAAGCGAGGAAGATTTGTTAAACTAAAAAGCAGAAGTAAAAAACATAAACTTGAATTTAATTTAACAGAAGAATATTTAGAAAGTATATATCCAGAAGACGATATGTGTCCGTTATTAAATATTCAGTTGAATTGGGACAGTGATGCCAAACATCCCAGCAAACCATCGCTAGATAGAATTGATAACAATAAGGGATATATAAAAGGAAACGTACAATGGGTAAGTTGGAGAGCTAATAATCTTATGAAGGATGCAACTCCAGAGGAGCTTCTTATGCTTGCTCAAAACTATAAAAAGGTATATGACGATGCTCTCGTAGCTCAACAGGACAGAGCAACAGATTTCTAATCTGTAGGTTGTGGGTTCGAGTCCTACCGAGAGCGCCAAATAAAAAGCTTGACAATAAATAATTTTTGTGATACTGTCCGAGCAGTACGGTTTCGATTCTAAGAATGTCTCCGTACTTACCTTGTCTAATAATGAGAGGAGATTGTATTATGAATGCTAGATTAAGTTTACCACAACTACCAACCCAAGAACTTTTAGACCTGTTTGAAAAAAGGTTTATTGGTTTTGATAGGGTTTTAAAAACACTAACTCGACCATCCTTCTTGGTGGAGAACAACTATCCACCGTATGACATTATAAAAGAAAGCGACGATAAATATATTATCTCTATGGCAGTGGCAGGTTTTAACAGAGACTCGTTAACTTTAAAATTAAAAGAGGGTTTGCTTACCGTTGAAGGAAGGCATGAAAATTCTGGGTCTAAGACCAACCACATATATAACGGTATTGCCAGCCGGTATTTCCAAAAAGGATTTCAGTTAACTGAGAACGCTGAAATTACTGAAGCTAAACTTGAGGATGGGATGCTTACTATTTCTGTGGAGGTAAACATTCCTGAAGAAAAGAAGTCTAAACTAATTGAAATCTCTTAAAGAAGGAGGGGAGTCAGCAATGGCTCCCCTATATTTATGGCTCAAGAAATTAATAAAAAGATAGTAGAGATAAATCCGGTTAGAAAGAGAACATCCATTGGCAGATCATTCCTATCTCGACCTGTAAATAAACATAAGAAAAGGAATTGGAAAAGATATAGGGGTCAAGGAAAATGAGTAGTAAGTTTTTAAAACTTGATA